TAAGGTCCTGATCAACAGCAGTCATCTGTTCGCGGGTTCTGCCCCCGTAGTATTCAGTTCGTTCTGCAACTGTCTCGAGCGGGATTCGACAAAGCATCAGTCCGCCTTGGCCAATGATTCCTTCATACCGACCAGAGTCGATACTTGAGGCCTCATGTTCTGGATACGCATCTTTCCGGACAGGTTCCCATCCTTCACGTAGCTTAGAAGTGACATTCATTTTGTCCTCTTCGCCACGCATTGCGAGTCGTATCCAGCGATGCACAAAGCCCGGAGGGGCTGGTGGTGCAGCTAGGTGGCTGGGCGGTGCCCATGGTTTACGGCGCGTTTCTGTTTCGCGTGTTTCGCTTTCGCGAGATTTTCTATCAGTCATGTTCTCAATCCTTCACGTATTTTGCATATTCTTCAAGCGGTACACTTAAACGTTTCGCCATCGCAATTTGTGAAGGTGATAACTTCACCGACCTGCGCCCTGACTTTGCCATGCTGCGAGTAGCTGAAGCGCCAGCAGGTGCGACCTGTGCTCCACTCGATTTCTTCATACCCGCGAATTTCTGTGGAAATTCTGTGCGCATACGTTTGTCAACCTCACTATAGTAGTCATCGCTCGTGGGGTCAAACCCTTCTTCTTCGACAAGTTTCCGGTGGATGCCAAACGAAGCATAAGTCATGACTTCGTCCGAACCAAACCAAGTGTTCTTGTCAGCCCATTGCTGGGCACGAGGGTCCGGCGCTGCTTGCTTCTGTGGGGCAGGCGCGGGTGTCGGCTGTGCCTGTGGTGCAGATTCCTGCTCTTGCACAGTAAGGCGTTGACGAGCTTCGCGAACACGCTCTTGCATGAGCGTCATCTGAGACAGCTGCTCTTGTGCCGAAAACATACCGTCGCTATCGCCAGACTCGTAGGCCTCGCGGTATTTCTGCTTGACCGAGGCCACCTCGCTTTTAAGGCGGGACTCTTCGGAGCTAACATAGCCTTTGTCCAAGTTCTTGACTTGGCTTTTCAGCTTGTTGTTCTCCGCCAGAAGTTTCTGAGACATGCTGACCGCTTCTTCGCGATCCCGCTCTTCTTTGCGGTATTTCTCCGTCAGCTTCTTGATACGGCCCTGAACCTTTTGGCTGTAGCTCTCAAGCTCATCCTCTCCAGGGCCTTCCTCCACAGCAACCTTTTCGGTCACAGCGGACTCCTGCTCCTCTGGTGCGTCGATCTCAACCTCTACACCTGTGTCCTCTTCGTTGAGGACCTCGTCTTGTTCTTGTGTCATAGCTTTCCCCTAAACGGTTTTAATGTCGTCTGGTTCCAAGATCGTAGCGATAACTTCGTCATCGTTAATGATGCGAACCTCCCCGCCGTCAATCTTAAAACGAGAACCTGAGTATCGGCCTATGCAGACCCACTGACCCTGTTTGCACCACGGCTCTGCGTCAGAACCGAACTTGCCAGGGTCTTTGTAAGCCAAAGGCCCCAGTCGCAACACGTAAGCCACAACAGTGGCTACCGCCTCTCGTGTTCGGACTTCGTCAGGGATGTGCAGACCCCCCTGCGTTTTCGTCGCGCCTTGGTAGGGCATGACCAGCAGTCTCCAACCAGTTGGTTGAGGCAGTCGGTCCATCAGGGATTGATCTAAAAGTGCGGGATCTAAAACTCGATCCGCGGCGTTGACATATGCGCTGTTAATGGGAGACGATTCCGCTGAAGTATCAGCAGATCGGTCCTTGTTCATTCTCTGCGCTACATGATCAGGAAGAAATAAGGTCTTCGACGTCATCAGCGTGGTTCTCCAGCAGGGCTTTAAGCTCCTCACGGGCGTAGGCAAGGCCCCGTATCTCACCTACCATGAGTTTGTAGTGCTCCCAGTCTTTGGCAGCGTCCATTCCCAGAGCACTTGCAATTTCTTGTTCGCGCTCCTGTAGTAGCTTATACATGTATCGTGCAAGATCAACACCCTCCATTAAAGAAAGTCTCTTTCTGATCCTTCGGCGTCTCCTGTAATAGGGCCGCCCTTGATCCACTCGTCGCAAACGTAGTCGGTAGAGCATACAAATTTGTAGATCTGGCAGTAGCCGCGTCCACCCGAGTCATCATCGAGACAGGCCAGCATGTCTTCCGTTTGGTTGTACGCAGCGCAGTTGCCGCACCGATCGCTGCTGGTATCTTCTTCAACGTCGCGATAGTCAGCCTCATCCTGCGCATACATTTTGTTGACGTCGTTGACCTCTTCGTCATATGTTGCAATCGGGCAACTAGACCCATCGTCACCCCCGTCCATCTTATCGACGGGGATGCCCTCTGGCATGATGCTGATCATGATCGTGGTCATCAGTAGCACTTTCCGCGCTTCGGGTTGTCACGGACATCGCCGCGACGGACATCGCCGCCGTCCATGTAGCCCTGCTTGGCCATTCCACCCATCATAAACTTCTGAGTGTCTTGAGTGTTTTGATCCTCATAGATGTTGTTGCCGCTCGGATGGCGGGTGCTACCCTCATCATCAGGGCGCATACTCTTTTTTGGTCGCGCTTTAGGACGCAATGATGTTTTTGGCGGGTTCTTATCAGGCATTCTATTTCTCCTAGACCATAAGTGTCAAACGTGAGCCGTTGCTAGGCGGCACACTACAATCTTTCCCCAATCAGGGCAACTAGGCCTTAACCTAACTGTTTCGGGAAGCATTTCGCTGCTCCATCGCTTGGCGCTGCATGTCTATACGCTCTCTGTTCACATCACTCCGCTCGTCGGCAATCTGCTCCTGCAGCTCCAGTCGGGAAGAGTCCGTGACAGCGGACTGCTGCATCTTCATCTGGTCAAGCTGCAATTTAGCTTGGTCCATCTGAGACTTCTGCTCCGCCTCCATCTTCTTGATGGCGAGCTCCTGCATGCGGATCGTAACCAACGGATCCTGCTCTTCTCCAGCGCCCTTGTACGTCAGCATAGGCATGACTTCGACAAGCAACTCGTTCTCAACCTGCGCAACACGGGCCTCGATCTGGTCAGGAGGTATCTGAGCCTGCTGTTGGCCCTGCATCTGCATCTGCTGCATCTGCTGTTGAGCAATCTCTGGTCGAATAGCCCCTGTTTGAGCCAAGGCTTGCATCTGAGCCATGCCCTGCTGCATCTGCTGTTGTTGCTGCATCTGCTGCTGCTCAATCTCTTGCTGAACCATGGTCCGCGCTTTCATGTGGACGTGCTCCAGAACGTGGCTGAACAACGCCGCTAGAACGGGCGGGGTCTGTTGCAAAACACTCAGCTCAAGCAACGATACGTGCGCCTGAATGTGGGCGTCATGGTCCTGCTGTGGGAACGCTTTGGGAGGCTGGCCCCCGATTATCGCTGCGTTCTCTGTGGCAGGGTCCTGCGGCTCTGGTTGAGGCTCTGGGGGCAGGATCTCGTCAATGTTTTGCACCTCTAATGCTTGGTACATCCGACGATACGCTGCGTGCAGGTTATGCATCTGCGGGTTAGACTGGGCCAGTTGGAGCTGAGTTTGTGCCAGTGTAACACGCTGCGACATCGAGAAGATGTTCGGGTCAGAGACGGGGAGGACATCCACCCGATCATCAAAGTCTTCGCCTTTAACCTGTGCCGAAGCACCAGCCACCTCGTAGGGATACATAGATGGCAAGTTTTCACCGAAGATACGCGCAAGCAGACGAAATTCTGTCTTCTGCGCGTAGTGCATTCTTTTGTGGATCGCAGACATGACCTTCATGCCACGCTCCAACAACGCAACAGTCGTGCCCACAGGAGCATCGCTGCCCATCTCGGACGTCTGCTGGTCTGCCAGAGAAACGAACCTACGGCCGTCGTTGACCAGCCCACCAAGCATTGATGCAAGGGCGGATGACGGCTCTTTGTACGGCAGAGGAATTACTGCGTCTCGGATGCTGCCACCCGGCGCGTCAATGTCCCTAAACTCTCCTGGCTGTAGTGGCTCATCAGAGTTGCGTACACGCACTCCACGGGCCTTAAACCCAGCGGGCAGGTTGGATAGAGTGCCCGCATCGATGAGCTGGCGCAGCAGACTTGTTGCCGCACGACCAAGGCCACCAATCATGTGGATCAAACCAAAACCGTAGAACCCCAAACCAGGCATAAACTTGTAGTGTACGAAAAACTGCCGCTTGCGCTTCAGAATGTCCGTCTCGTCGTAATTGCGCCGTATAGCCAAAACCTGGCCAGACGACTCGTCAATCGTAACAATGTACGGCAGGTTAATCCCTGTCGGCTCGTCGGTGCTCGGATCTATGTCCTCAAAACCCTCGATGTCCAGTAAAGCATGAAACTCCAAGATAGTCAGAACATCGTCGCTGTAGCTCTTAGACAAGCCCTCGATCTCGTTGACCTTCTGGCGAACAGGATCGTCTTCGCTGTCATCAGACGCGCTCAAGTCTATATCGCGGTAAAAGCCTGCGTACTGCATTTTGGCAACGTCGTTCATATCCATGCGCAAAACATGCGTAACACGGCTTGCCGTCTGCAAATCACTGGCAGAATAAGGAACAACCAAGTCCTGCGCAGGAATAAACTTGGACACCGCTCGCTGCTTCGTCGGATCGAAATACACTTTCTTGAACGTAGAACCTGACAGCGGTAAATAGAACAACATCTGATCCATGTCCGGATCGTATTCCTCCATCACTTCTGTAATCTGATAGTTCATGAAGTCCTTGACACGGGTAGCCTGCGCGTCAATCTCTTTGCTCTTTAGTCCGAGGACCGAGGTGCGAACAGGGCCGCCCGCTGGAAGAAGTTCTTTGTACGCTTGTGCTTGGAACTGGGTTACACTCTCCGCAATAAGCGGGTGCGTGACGCCACATGCGCCTGCAAAAGGCTTCGTGCGCTCCTCAGTCTTTAGGCCCAGCAGGTCCAAACCGTTGACGTACGCCGTTTCCCACTCTGATCGTGACTGAAGATCATCCTCATACAGGCCACGAAGCTCAGAGGAAAGCTCGCCCAAAGTAGAATCATCCAAGAAGTCAGCCAAGTTGGCTTCAAAGGGGATGAGTTCAGACTGATCCATCTCTTCCGCCATGCTTATGGCTTGAACAATTGCGCCACCCTCACCGTCATCGATGACTTCAGCGCCACCCTCGAACGTCTCAGGGGAAGGAACGTCAATCTCTAGTTCAGGAAGTCCTGCAGTGTCGTCGAGGTCCAGCCCCGATGCGATCATGTTTGGTGGTAATGCCATCAATAATACTCCCGGTGACGGGGCCTCCATTCAAGTTCTTCTTCCTCTTCGCCTTGCAGAGAGATAAATCCTCCCTGTCTAAAGCGCATGAGTGCTAAAGTCATACTATCACAGAAGTCATCGTTTTCGCCATTAGGAAATGAAACTACTTCCTCAATGACCTCATCCGCAAACTTCTCGTGCATCGGTGCCCACACCATACCAGCTTCGAACAATGGAGCAACCATGTGCATACGACTGACCTTATCCGTTCCTTTGCCAGGCGAAAAGCCCAGTGCGGGAATGCCGCGGAGCCGCAACTCGTCAATCAGGGGCGTACCAGTGGCCTTCGCCTCCACCAGAACCATGTCCGGCTCCCAGTATTCGTGCTCCTCATAGGCGACCTCTTTCAGCTCGGGGAAACTCCACCGACCGCGCCTCGCGTCCAACAGAACAACGTGGTCTGGGCCGCCCTCCTTGGGCTTAAAGATCCCCCAAGTCGTGATCGCAGAGTAATCGGCCGTTTGTTTCTTCGAGAAGGCCGTGTCGTAGGACTGAATGATGTAGCTTATCGGAGGAATCTTGTCCTTGTCCCAGTCGAGCCACCACTCCCGCTTGATAATCGCGGATTCAGAGGAAGTAGGCGTCTGCTGCCACTGCGCGTTCCACTTACCAACAGGCAATGACGCCTTGATCGACAGCAAAGCGTCTTTTTCCCAGAACTCCGGCCATAAGGGCTTGCCAGATGGCAAAATAGCAGGGAACTCCACGACTTCCCACTTGTCAGACATGATGTCTTGGCCCTGCGCGGCAAGCAAACGCCCCGTCAAGTCCTTTTTACCCCAACGGGTCATGACCAAAATGATCGTTCCGCCCGGCTGGAGACGCTGACGAGGGCCAGAAGTGTACCATTCGTAGGCATTGTCAAACGC